ATTCAAACAGTAGATGGAACTGTTGGGTGGCCTGGTAATTCAACTTATTTTGTCCCAGCCCAACAGAAATTTGGAGCAGGAGCCCCATATAACTTTAGTGGTTCATGGGTTGATAGTACTAGAGGTGGTTTAGTATTCTATGGTTCAGGATTTACTCCTGATGTAAATGCTCCTTTTATTTTAAAACAACAAGTAGTAGATGATGATGATAGATACGCTACTGGTTCTAATTTTATAGCTATAGCTTCTGCTTCATTTGAAATTAGTAAAAGTTTAAATACTGGTAATAGATGGTTTGTAACTTTATATACTCAATCAAACTACCCACTTCAAACATTTGCTGAAGCAACTGAAACTGATCCTTTATTCCCATTTAATAGTGGTTCAAATTATGATCATAGTACTGAATTTAGTTTAGCTTCTCAAGGTGTTTATGAGATTGATAATATAAGTATCATACCATCAGGTAGTGGAGGATTTGGCAATGGTATGTTAAGTAGTACTACAGCTAGTATTTAGCAGTTTAAAACTGGATCTGGATATCAAGTACCTGAAACTAGACCTTTAGGAATTGATGGTCAAGGTAATGTTTCTACAGGAAGTAGCTTAGGAGCTTTAGTATGGAGAGCTAATCCATTCCCACAACCTGTAATTTTTGAATACCGTTCAGATTATTTCCCTTCAGGTATTGGTGAACAAGGAGGATATGTAATCCCAGATGATTTTGATAATAACTTAAAAGGATCATTATTTGCACTTCAAACTAAAGGAGTATCACCTGTAGTAAATAATACTAATCAAGTGGTTAATGCTATACCTTCAATAGCTAATATTAGTACAGGAGCAGGAGCTGCTGGTGGTGGTTCAGGCCCATTCAACCCAGATGGTAGTTTCTCATAATGTTCTATTATAAAAGAGGAATGATAGAGATAACAGATCCTTGGGAAAGACCAAGTAAAGAAAGCTTTGAGTCTTTCCTAATGGATTTTAAACAACTCAAAGGTATTCAAAATTATCAAGTATATTTAGTTGGAGCATTTTGTGAAAATTATTATTTAGGAACTGATAGAGAAACTTGGGATGTTGATTTAATATTAAGAGGTGATATTCAAGATTATACTGAATTAAAAAATATTTTAGATCAAGCTATAGAAATTGGGTTTAAACATAATATTTTAGTAGATATATCTTGGAGAAGTGATCTTCCTAATTTAAACTTGTTCTCCCAAGAAAAAATTATTACCTACACTAGCGCTGAACAGTATACTTTAGATACTGAATGGGTTCAAACAGTTGAAGGGGATATTGAAGAAATAATATCAGGATTATATTATGTAAAGTTTAATCCTGAGAGGGCATATAATAAATTTATAACTAAAAAATATACGTTACTTTACAAGGAATTGGAATTATAACATATTTATAATAAAATCTAGATTAAACAAATGGGATATTTAAATAACTCAGTAGTAACAGTTGATGCAATCTTGACAACCAAAGGTCGTCAGTTGCTCGCTCAAAATGATGGTTCGTTTAGAATCACTCAGTTTGCTTTAGCAGACGATGAGATTGATTACACTCTTTACAACCCAAATCAACCTTCAGGTTCTGCTTACTATGGTGAAGCATTAGCCAACATGCCTTTGTTAGAGGCTTTTCCTCTTGAAACTCAAGTAATGAAGTATAAGTTAGTTACTTTACCTCGTGGTACTGCTAAAATGCCTATCCTAGATCTAGGTTACTCAGCTATTGTGATTAAACAAGGTGCTAACTTAGCAATCACACCCCAAACTCTTAACTACACAGGTGGTAATCAGGTTGAGTCTTCAGGATACACATTTACTATCTCAGATGTTAGATTGTTTAATACTTTTGAGGCTGTAGGTATTAATACACCAGCAGTACAAGCCCTTAACTTAGCTAATCAAACTCAAACATTAGGTACTTCAGTATCTAGAACAGTAGTAGGTACTACATTGAATATGAGAGCCACTACAGTTAATACATTGTTTGGTTCAAATTCTCAACTACAAGCTACTCTAACAGTTGAAGGTAGAGACTCAGGAGCTAGAATCACTATTCCAGTAACAGTAACTAAAGTATCTTAATTATGTCATTCAAAAGATTAGAAGCAGATGATTTTGTAGTATCAACTGATTCCATCACAGCTGGAATGTGGGTTGGTGATATAGCTACATTAACATCATTTTTTACTTCCTCTACTCAAGCTGCTGGTGCTTCAGGTGATTACTACTTAAATGTTTATTCTTCATCAGCTGCAACGGATATCCAGTTTGCAATTGCTTATGCTAATTTAAATGGTAGTGGTTCTTTAGCTTATAATACAGCTGTTGATGGATACTCTCCTACAGGTACAATTTATGGTCAATACCAAAACCTTGTATTAGGTGATGAAAATGCTTCATTTGTGTTTGGTGATGCAACAGGTTCAGATTTCTTTGCAATCTCAATTGAAAGAAGTCGTTTCAAAGAAACTATCCTCCCAGGTTCACTCACTCTAAAAGTAGCAGGTAGTACTAGAACACTTACTTTAACAGATGACAGTGCTTATACTACAACTGTAACTTATGGTGAAGCAGGTAGAATTTATAATATTATCTCAGGTTCAGCAGGTGTAAGAAACTCTTCAGTTAATGCTAATGGTTGGACTTCAGCCTCAGGATCATATGGTTGGTTATTACCAGACATTGGAACTATCTTATTGAATGGTGCTGCTTTAGCTGCTCCAAGTGCCTCAGGTGGTGCTAACTTCTTATACAGTGGTTCAGCTTCAGCTTCAGCTGCTCCTGTAACTTCTCCTAATGTTGCTTTATACTTAGGTATTTCAGGTTCAACTGCTAAAACATTTACCCTAAATTCTCAAGAGTCAGTTACTTCAGATTTTATCTTTGTAAGACCTAGAAGCTCAGAATTTAACTACTCAGAGAATCCATCATTCATTTCAGGTTCAACTGGTGAGGTATTATATAGTTCATTCATTAATAATCCTCAAGTATACATTACTACAGTTGGTTTATATAATGACAATAATGAATTATTAGCTGTAGCTAAAATGTCTAGACCACTACTTAAAGACTTCACTAAAGAAGCCCTAATCCGCGTTAAGCTAGATTTCTAATGAATGGGTATCGCTTACAAACAATTTCTAGCTTCTGATATAATTGTTACCCCATTTGAGGTAAATAAGGGTTTTTCCTTTAATGAAAGTGAGTGGGGAACTGATGTTCAGATAGATAGATTTTTAGGTACTAGTGGTTCTTTCTTTACTAACCAAGACACTACAGGTACTTTATCTACTCAATATCAGGTTCTAGTTTATAACTCAGTTAAAGAGTTATACTACTCAAACTTTTTAACTCAAAGTTTTGGGGACGCAGTTCAAACTGCTAGTTTGATACCTGGAAATGATGAAGCAGGTAATGTTTTAGTAGGACCTACTAATTCAACAGGTAGATACTTTAACTACCTACAATCTACACTTACTGCCTCAAGATATTTCCCTACAGGGTCAGGTGCTGAAGTAGGAGTTATTTCAGTGTCTTCTAAGTTATTTGGAGAATATATTCAACCATATTCCTTTAACTATACTTTTACCTCAGGTAGTGTTCATACTATAACAGATGATGGTCAAGGTAATCTAGTTTCAGCTAGTGTAAATGTAGGAAATATTATTTACCCTCATGGAATGGCTATTATAACTGATGCTGCTCTAGCTTCAGGTTCAATAGATGCTACAAATGTAACTTGCTCATTCTCTTCCTCACTTACAATTTATGAGACACAGTATAAGTGTACTATAAGAGAAAACGAATTTAATTTTAGTCTAAATCCATCTCTAATTTCGGGCTCAACAGATGGAACAACTTATGGGTATGTAACTAGTTCTTACTTTAGCCCTTACGTTTCAACAGTAGGTTTATATGATGAATTTCAAAACCTTCTAGCGGTAGGAAAATTAGCCCAACCCCTACCTACATCGGCAACTACCGATACAACTATTCTTATTAACTTAGACCGATAAAAACATGTGGACTTATAAAAACGAACCTATGGAGGCACTCTCCTCCTTCCCTGAAGGGACCTTTGGTTTTATTTATAGGGTTGTTCATATACCAACAGGTAAAACCTATATTGGTAAAAAAGTTCTATTTCATCAAAAGAAAGTAAAACTTACTAAAAAGGAACTACTAGAATATGCTCACGTGGCTGGTAGAAAACCCGCCTATAAGCTAGCAATGAACGAATCAGATTGGAAAACATACTATGGTTCAAACAAGGAAATTGTAGCTATGCTAAAAGAGGGTAAAAAGGATGAATTCAAACGTGAAATTTTACATTTGGCTACCTCAAAAAAGTTATTAACTTACTACGAGACAAAATATTTGTTTGTATATTCAGTGCTTGAAAAACCAGAGGAGTTTTATAACGATAATATTTTAGGTAAGTTTTTCACAAAAGACTTTGCTCAGTAAGATATCTTTCGTATATTACCGCGTATGGTAAATCAACTAGTTGCAAACTTAGTCAATTCAGTCCTAGGACATGGCAAACATACTGCTCGAGGTAACCAGGCTCATACCTGTCCATTCTGTCATCACCATAAACCTAAACTAGAAATTAACCTAGATGAAAATGCCACTCACTATCAAAAGTGGCATTGTTGGGCTTGTGATAAAAAAGGAAGTAGACTCCTTAGCCTATTTAAAGCAATTGATGCTCCTATAGATAAAATAGAGGAACTAAAGTCCCTAGTTGGATCTGGGTTTAGAATTGTAACCCAAGAGCAAAAGACTGATCTTAAACTACCAGAAGAATTTAAACCACTGTCTGAAATCACAGAAAAGGACATTGTAGGTAGACATGCCTTAGCTTATCTAAAGAAACGAGGTGTTAGTAAACACGATATACTCAAGTACAATATAGGGTATTGTGATGGGGGTGCCTTCGACAAGATGATCGTTATACCATCGTATAATAACGAAGGTAAATTGAATTATTATGTGGCTCGCAACTTCAATCCTAACTCTAAGGTAAAGTATAAGAATCCTGCATTAAGTAAAAACATTATACCTTTTGAACTATACATTAACTGGTCTTCACCTCTTATCTTATGTGAGGGACCATTTGATGCTTTAGCCATCAAACGAAATGCTATCCCACTATTAGGAAAACATATCCAGGATAGCTTAATGAAAAAAATTGTAACATCAACTGTAAAGCAAATCTATATTGCCCTGGATAAGGATGCTATGAAGGATGCTTTACGTTTTGCTGAATTATTATTAAACGAGGGTAAAGAGGTTTACCTTGTAGATTTGAATGAAAAAGATCCAAGTGAAATGGGTTTTGAAAACTTTACAAACCTTATCCAAAACACTCAGCCTCTAAACCAATATGGTTTGATGGCTAAAAAACTCCAATTAGTATGAGTAAAAGAAATATTAAGCATTCCTATGATCGTATCTTAGAGATCTCAGAAGATGCTAAACAAATTACAATGCCAGACTCACGTTACTACAGACGTAACGGGAAGTACTATCCTTCTATCACTTATGTTTTAAGTGCTTACCCTAAAGGAAAGTTCTTTGAGGATTGGTTGAAAAAAGTAGGATATGCTTCTGAGCATATTGTTAAAAAAGCAGGTGAGGAAGGTACAGCCACTCACGAGCTAATTGAGGATTACCTAAATGGTAAAGAACTTAATTTCTTAAACCAATGGGGTAATCCACAACATAATCCAGATGTATGGCAGATGTTTCTACGTTTTGTAGATTTTTGGGAAACATATAAACCTAAATTGATTGAAACAGAAGTCCACCTATTTTCAGATGAATATGAAATAGCGGGTACATGTGACTTAGTTTGTGAAATAGAAGATCAATTATGGATTATTGACTTTAAAACCTCTAACCATTTACAAACTACATACGACTTACAAACAGCCGCCTACGCTACATGTTACCAAGAATGTTATGGTAAGCAAGTTGACCGTACAGCTATTTTATGGCTTAAATCATCTAAGCGTGGTCCTAAAACTGGATCTATGCAGGGTAAGGGATGGGAAATTTATGAGTCTAATCGCACTATGGAGGAAAACATGGATATATTTAGAACGGTTAAGAAATTGTTTGATTTAGAAAATCCAAAACACTCACCTATCTTTACTGAATTCAGAACTACAGTCAAGAGAGAGCTATAATATTTATACGTAAACATACGTGTATGATTTCATTGGTTCAATTACTTAAGGAGGTACAAGGAGCCCCCAAAGCTATTATTTTGGCGGGTGCACCTGGTGCTGGTAAATCATCTATTGTAGGTGAGATTATAAGTGACCTTGGTCTTAAAGTACTTAATATTGATGTTTTCTTTAATAAGAAATTAGAAGACGCAGGTGTTTCACTTGATTTAAAAAAAGCAGATGCTGGAGGTAGAAGTGAAGCAGGTAAAGCAATGGCAGCTGCTAAAAAAGAATATCAAGAACTTTTACAAAGTACAATTGGCACTAAAGCTAATATCGTTATTGATGGTACTGCAGCATCGTTTAATGAAACTAAAAAATTAAAGGAAGATTTAGAGGCAGCTGGATATGATGTAATGATGGTTTATGTATATGCTGGTCTAGAAAGAGCTTTAAGTCAAAATGAAGATCGTTTTGAACGTTCAAAAGGTAAAGATAGAAGTTTAATGCCAGCCATTGTATTGCAAACTTGGGCTGGGGTTACTCGTAATTTTGAACCTTACCTAAATCTATTTGGACAAAACTTTACAGCTGTATCTACTAGTGAAGATCCATTCAGTAAAACTGATTTAGAGGACATTATCAAAAGATATGTTGACCCATTCAGACCTACAGATACTAAGCCTAAGAAAAAAAAAGAACAGGCTAAATCTGATGCT